ACGACCACAATGTAGCAACAGATGGATTAACTATTGGTATTCCAAAAATTACATCAGGAAACTTAGGATGCACAATATTCTTTAGAAATTCAGGTGCAGCAGGAAACAACAAATTAGTTATTTCGCCTGATGATTCAAACAAAATAATTGGATCAGTTACTTTATCAGCTTCTGTAGTAGTAGCAGGTGGTGTTTTAGGTAAAGACTGGGAAAATACTAAAGCAACATCTATTCAAGGTGACTGGTGTGCTTTAAGAGCAGTTAGTTTAACAGAATGGTATATAATAGGATGTCAAGGAATTTGGGCATCAGAAGCATAATAATAATAATTAATAAATAAAAATAATAAAATGAGTAATTTAAAAAATGTAAAATTGGGAACAGCAGTGAGCGTTTCTACTTCCTATGCCGGTCAATTTGCTGGGGAATATATAGCCGCTGCTTTACTTAGTTCAAGCACTATTAGTGATGGTGGATTAACTGTTAAAGCAAACATTAGTTATAAAGAAGTAATCAAAAAATTAGCAACAGGTTCTTTAGTTAGTCCTGCATCTTGTGATTTTGATCCTAATTCTTCTATCGTATTAACTGAAAGAATTATACAGCCAACTGAGTTACAGGTTAACCTACAACTTTGTAAAAAAGATTTTGTAAATGATTGGGAATCCGCAAGTATGGGATTTGGTTTGGCGAGAAATCTGCCACCTGTTTTTAGTGATTTTTTAATTGCTCACGTGGCAGCAGAAGTTGCTCAATCAACTGAATTAACATTATGGCAAGGAGATACTGCAGCAGCATCTAATAATTCATTTGATGGATTCCAAAAGATTATTGCAACAGCAGCAGCAGCAGGAGATATTCCAGCAGCTCAACAAGTTACAGGAACAACTCTTTCAGCAGTAAATATTATTGCAGAATTATCTAAGGTTGTGGATGCAATTCCATCTGCTCTTTATGGTAAAGAAGATTTATTCATTTACATACCAAGTTCAGCAGCTAAATTTTATGTTCAGGCTTTAGGCGGCTTTGCAGCAAATGGATTAGGAGCAAATGGAACAAATAATGAAGGTACACAATGGTGGAACAATGGAAGTTTAACTGTTAATGGTGTTAAAATCTTTGTTTGTCCGGGAATGGCTAATGACAAAATGTATGCAGCCGAAAGAAGTAACCTTTATTTTGGAACTGGTTTGTTAAATGACAACCAACAAGTAAAAGTTATAGATATGGCTGACATAGATGGAAGCCAAAATGTTAGGATGATAATGAGATTTACATCAGGTGTCCAATTTGGAGTTGCCTCAGATTTAGTTGAATATTCAGCTTAATAAATAATTAACCAAAATTAAAGGGTAAGTAGGTTTTACTTATTTACCTTTTTTTTTAATAAAAAATAAAACAAATGGCGTGTGCACTAACATCAGGAAGGAAAATACCTTGTAAGTCAGCTTTTGGTGGGATTAAAGAAGTCCTATTTGCTGATTTTGGAGGTTTAACAGGAATAACAATAGATGCTGCAACTAAACAAGTAACTGCTGTAGCAGGTACTGCTAGTTGGTATAAATTTGATGTAAAAGGTCCGAGTTCTTTAGAAACTACTGTTACAAGTAGCAGAGAAAATGGAACAACTTTTTATACTCAAACAATTAATTTAACTTTAACATTTTTAGAAGCTAAAACTCAAGCAGAGTTACAAATATTAGCTTTAGGTAGACCTTACGCTGCAGTTGTTGATTATTATGGAAATACATTCTTATGTGGATTTGAGAATGGGATGGAAGTAACAACAGGAACGGTAGTCTCAGGAGCTGCTGCAGGTGATTTAAGTGGGTTTACAATGGTTTTAGAAGGTATGGAGGAAACAGCACCTTACTTTCTAGATTCAGGAGTTATAACTGCTGAAGCAGGACAAATTGCTCCTAATTAATAAAAGATAATTTATATATTGAAATTAAGCACTCTAAGGGGTGCTTTTTTTTTGCTTTTATCTATCTACAAAATAAGTTAATTAATACGTTATATAAGTAATGATAGTTTTTAAGACTGCTGTAACAGCGCAAACTTTTAATGTAATCCCTAGAATATATGGATCAGAATTTACTATGTCTATTACAGATGATAGTACAAATATTACTGTTCTTTATGATATAACAACAGCAACTACTGATGTTAATTTTTTAACTTTTAATCAAATATTTGATCCTGTTTTAATAGAAGGACATTTTTATGATATTCGTTTTTTTACTGATTTTAATTTTTGGAATACTAATTATCAATTATGGGAAAATGATAACACTTTTTGGAATATAGATAGAACAACAGATGCTACCTTATTTAGAGATAGAATTTTTTGTACTGATCAAGAAATAGATCAAATGGAAGATGAATATTACAACTTAAATTTGGGTATTTACAAAACTTTTAATTCCTTTGATAACACTTATAAGGTATTTTAATTATGAAAAAAACAATAAAAAGAGATAATAATGGAAGATTTGCAAAGCATAACTCAGAGTTTAGTTTTGTAAATTTAGCAACCTATACAAGTCCAGAAATATTAGAGGTACAAGGTAAAGATTGGATAAAATATGGGGTAGATAATAATTATTTTCAATTTCTTATAGATCGTTACAATGGTAGTCCAACCAATAATGCTTGTATTAATGGAATTAGTCAACAAATATTTGGTAAAGGTATAAATGCCACAGATGCTTCAAGAAAGCCTGAGCAATATGCTCAAATGATTACACTCTTAAAACCTGAAATGGTACAAAAAGTTAGTTATGACCTTAAATTAATGGGTCAAGCAGCTATTCAAGTAATTTATGGAAAGGGTAGAAAAAAAATAGCACAATTAGAACATTTTCCTATTGAAACATTAAGAGCAGAACAATCTGATGAGGAAGGAAATATAAATGCTTATTATTATTTCAATGATTGGCCAAATATAAAACCCTCTGATAAACCGTTAAGAATTCCATCTTACGGTACAAGTAAAGAAAATATTGAGATATATTATATAAAACCTTACCGAGCAGGATTTTATTATTATAGTCCTGTAGATTATCAAGGAGGTTTACAATATGCAGAGTTAGAAGAAGAAATAAGTAATTATCATTTAAATAACATAATGAATGGATTGGCACCTTCAATGCTTATAAATTTTAACAATGGAACACCAAATCAAGAACAAAGAGAATTAATTGAACAAAGGATTGCACAAAAATTTTCTGGCAGTTCAAATGCAGGGAAATTTATTTTAGCCTTCAATGATAATAAAGAAAGCCAAGCAGAGATAACGCCAGTACAATTATCAGATGCTCACCAACAATACCAATTTTTAAGTGAGGAAAGTACCAAAAAAATATTAGTTTCTCATAGGGTAGTATCTCCAATGCTTTTAGGTATAAAAGATAGTGCAGGATTAGGAAATAATGCTGATGAAATTAAAACTGCATCTTTATTAATGGATAATACCGTTATAAGACCTTTTCAAGAGCTTTTAATTAAATGCTTTGATCAACTATTAGCGTATAACGATATAGCCTTAAACCTATACTTTATAACCTTACAGCCACTAGAATTTACTGAAATAGATAAAACCATTCAAGATAAAGAGGATATTGAAGAAGAAACAGGGGTTGAAATGCAGAAATTTAGTTTAAAAATGATAGATGGTAAAACAGCATATAAAACAATAAAAGAAGCCGAAAATGCAGCAAAAGAAATAGGTTGTGGTGGTCATCACGAAATGGAAGTTAATGGTGAACTTTGGTATATGCCTTGTAAAAGTCATAATAAATTAGGTAAAAGTCCTTGTTGGGATGGTTATCAAAAAAAAGGAACTAAAAAAAATTCAAAAGGTGAAACTGTAAATAATTGTGTAAAAATTTCTACAGAATTATCAGAAGAAGATGTTGAGGTTGTTTTAGGAAGTTTAGGAACAAGTGGAATTAAAATGGAAAGTAAATGGGTTTTTGTAGATGAATTAGATGAAAATTCAGAATATAGTAATGAGGATTGGGCAAATTATTTAATTAAAGAAAAAAAATCAACTTTAAATAAAATTAGAGATATAATTGGTTTAAAACAAGAAACTGAAACAAATGTAGGAAGTAAAAATGATGGTTCTGCTTATAGTGATTTAGATAGTAAAAATGGTTTATATAAAATTAGATATAAATATGCTCGTGGTATGGCAAAAAGTGGACAATCAAGACCTTTTTGTGAAAAAATGATGAGTTTAAGTGGTCAAGGATTAGTATGGAGAATTGAAGATATAGATAAAGCAAGTTATAGAGAGGAAGTAAATACTGATTTTAGACATAAACCAGATTTAGATTATAATATTTTTGAATTAAAAGGTGGAATATATTGCCAACATAAATGGGTTAGAGTTTTATATAGATTAGAAAGTAATACTGAAATTTCAGAAAATTTAAATAATTATAAAAAAGTTAGAACAATTCCTAAAAGTTATTTAAGAAATCCAAGAGGAAGTAAAAAAGCTGCAATAGCAACTGATAAACAAACAGGGCGAGGAGCATACCCAAAATAAAAAATTATGGCACAACCACTATTTATAAACAGAACAGACTTAGTTAGGAATTCCATAATCGATGGGAATGTAGATACTAATAAATTTATTTATTTTATTTCTTTAGCACAAACTATCCATATTCAAAATTATTTAGGTACTGATTTATATAAAGAATTTGAAGGAATGATTACTGCAGGAACTTTAACTGAAATAGCTAATCCTAATCATTTTTTATTAATGGTAGATTATATTCAACCAATGCTAATTTGGTTTGCTCAAGTGGATTATATTCCATTCGCAGCTTATCAAATAAAAAATGGCGGAGTATATAAACATAGATCTGAAAATAGCGAAAGTGCATCTAAAGAAGAATTAGATTATTTAGTTGCTAAAGCTAGAGAATACGCTGAATATTATACCAGAAGATTTATTGATTATATGAATTTTAATAACACAACTTTTCCTAAATATTTAAGCAATTCAAATGACGATATTGATCCATCACAAGATGCAATTTTTAATGGATGGGTATTATGAGATATAAACCAAAAGAAAAAAATGTAGAAAAATTAAAAGCATTTTTAAAAAAACAAAATAGAAAAAAATAATTATGGCTACTTTATTTAATACTAAAATATCTGCAACTTATCCCGGTCTTTTAAAGACTATAGATAATGCTGCAATAAGTGCAACTCTAAAACAATTAACTGATGGTTCAGGTAATGCTTCTGGTTTATTTTTAAACAATTCAGGAGATTTTAAGGTAACTTCCATTTTAGAATGGGGGTCTTTAAAAGACACAGGAACAGGAGTTACAATAACTCAATTTGTAACAGCAGCTAATGGAATAGCTAATTTTAATAACGATACTACTGTACCAACAAGTGCTGCAGTTAAAACGTATGTAGATGCAGTTGTAACAGCTTCTGATTTAGATTTTAAAGGAGACTCTGGAATTGGCGAAGTAGATTTAGATAGTGAATTATTAGAAATATCAGGAACTACAAACGAAATTATTACTGTAGCTTTAAATCAAAAATTAACTATAGGTCTTCCAAATAGTGTAACTATAAGCGGAATTTATACAGGTGCTACGTTCTCAGGAGACTTAAACGGAACTATAAATACAGCAACTACTGCTATCACTCAAACAGCAGGAAACAATTCAACTAAAGTGGCTACAACAGCGTATGTGGATAGTTTAGATGCTGCAAGTGATTTAGATTTTAGTGGTGATAGTGGAACAGGAGATGTAACTTTAAACACTCAAGTTTTAGCAATAACAGGTACAACTAATCAAATAGTTACTGCTGCAGCAAATCAAGGATTAAGTTTAAGTTTACCATCAACAGTTCATAGAAATTTACAAGGTAATGTAACAGGAAATGTAGATGGGGATTTAACTGGTAATGTTACTGCAACATCTGTTCTTGTAAATGGTGTTTCAGCAACTACTCAATCTTCAAGTGATAATTCTACAAAAGTAGCGACAACAGCATATGTAAAAGGTTTAGATAATGCTTCAGATTTAGATATAACAGGAGATACAGGAACTGGAGATGTTAACCTTAATACACAAACACTAAATATTTTAGGTACTACAAATGAAATAACAACTGCCGTAGTTAATCAAACAGCAACAATAAGTTTACCAAGTTCAATTAGTGTAGATGTTATAGGAAATGTAACAGGAGATTTAACTGGAAATGCAGACACTGCAACAGCTTGGGAAACAGCAAGAAGTTTATCAGTTACAGGCGAAGCAACAGGAATACTTTTAAATGTAAATGGAACACAACCAGTAAGTGGTGCTGTAACATTAGACAATAATTCGGTAACTGCAAAAGTATTAACAGGATTGCCAACCCCTGCTTCTGCAACTGTTTTAGCAACAGATTCAATTTTAGATGGTATTGGTAAATTACAATCACAAATAAATGGTTTAGCTAATGGACTTCAATTTCAAGGAGCTTGGAATGCTACAAGTAATTCCCCTGTATTAAGTTCAGGTGGAGGTGAAGCTGCAAACGGAATAACAACAGCAACAACTGCAAATAAATTAGTTGATAGTTTAGCAAATTTTACTTCAACCGTTACTGTTGGAGATAAAGTAATAAATCAGGTTGACAGACAAACTGCTTTAGTTACTGGTGTTGATAGTAATACCACACTTTCGTTAGCTTCAGACATTATGTTAACAGGAGAAGGATATACAATAGATAATAGTCCATTTATAAATCAAGGTTATTATTATGTAGTAAATGAAGGTGGTACTACAAGTTTAAATGGAATTAACACTTGGTCTGTTGGTGATTGGGTAATAGCAGGAGCAACTAACGTATGGGAGAAATTAGATCATACAGATGTTGAAGGAACAGGAACACCTGGAAATATTGCTAAATGGTCAGCAACAGGAACAATAGCTGATTCTATAATGGCTGAATCTGGTGCTGCAATTACAGTAACAGGAAGTTTAAGTACGACTACAAATTTAAACTCAGGAAGTAATTTTGCAGTAGCTACTAATAAATTTACAGCTAATGGAACAACTGGAAATGTTGCTTTTGTTGGAAACTTAGCAATAAATACAAATAAGTTTACAGTAAATGCTACAAGTGGAAATACTTTAGCAGCAGGAACAATGACATCACCTACTTTTTTAGGTGATTTAAATGGTACAATAAACACTTTAACAACTGCTGTAACACAATCAGCAAATAACAATTCTACAAAGGTAGCAACAACTGCTTATGTAGATACTTCAGCAGGTTTATATTTACCACTTGCAGGGGGAACTCTTACAGGTGCTTTAACAGGAACAAGTGCAACTTTTGTAAATGGTGGTACAGTACTAAGTTTAGATAGAACAGGTGGTGCTACAGCTTTAGTAGAATTAAAAGTAGGTGGAACTGTAGAGGGATATTTAGGTGCAAATACAACTAAAAGTTTAATAGTTTTTAATGAATCAGCAGCAGAAAAATTTTCTGTTAGTAATGGGGGTAATTTAATAACTACAGGAACAGGAACTTTTAATGGTGGTTTAACTGTTAATGCAGGAAATGGAGATCAATTAATTTTAAACAACGCAGGAGACAGATTTACTCAAATTAGTTTACAAAACAATGGAACAACTGAGGGTGCTTTATGGGTAGATGATACAGATAATGAGGTTGTTTTATATGCAAATACTGGTAAAAGTATTGAGTTTCATACAAATGGACAGGCAACACCAAAATTAACTATAGCAAGTGGTGGAGACTCAACTTTTGCAGGTGATGTAACTGCTACATCTAAAAAGTTTATAGCTACAAGTTCTTCAAGTGGTGATTATGTAAGAATGTATGGAGCAAGTGGAACTGGGAGATGGGATATATATGGAAATGGAGAAAATTTAAGAATAAGCGAAAACTCAAGTGGTGGTGGTGTTTTAGCAGTAGATTCAGGAGCAACTTTTGGAGGAAATGTTACATTTAGTAACTTAACTTCTGCCTCAGCAGCAAGTAGTTCAGTTGATGAAATTAAAGTAGGAACTTTTGGAGCAGGGAGACCTGCATTATATTTTGGAACTTCTAATACTACATACTCCAATAGCACTTGGTTTATAGAAAATATAGGTTCAGCAGGTAAATTAAGAATTGGTAGAAATGGTTTAGATGTTGTTGAAATTTTTAATGATGGAACTACAACTTTTGCAGGAAATTTGTCAGTTATAAAAAGTGATGCTTCAACTGTTGATGCAATTATAAGAAATACACACGCTACAGGTTTAGCAAGATTGATAGTGCAATCTA